AGGATAAAATGAGACACTTTCTTTACTTTGAAAACGGCGGTCCTTTCCCTGGGACTTGCATTTCTTGTGGCGACAACAAGAACCTATACGACATTCAGGGCACTCGCTATGATGGCGGAAACAACTTGCTATGCAAGAAGTGCGTAGGCGAACTAGCGGTCTTTGCTGGCTATGCAGAACTTGCTCCACTAGAGGAGCAGATCTATAACCTTGAGGCTGACATTGAGGCCCATGAGCTAGAACTAGCTCGCGTCCCAGAACTTGTAGAGGAACTTATTAATGGAATTCGTAGTAGCGTTACTGATTTTGTCTTCGCTGTTTCTTACAGCGACAGTATTGATCTTGCAGAGAGTGCTGAAAAGTCTGAACTATCAGTCGCACAACCTGCTGACGATGCACAGCGATCAAAGCGAGCTGCTAATCCACCTATCAAACCTGCTAGCAAGCAAGGACCCTCTGGCGTTTCAGCAAGTTAACGCAGTCTCAAGTTATGTTGAAGAGCCCTTTACTGGGCTTATTCAAACTGGGGATGAGCTTGAACTTGCTAGACTAGAGGCTGAGGCTAAATTGATGGACGCTGCATTTGAAGCACGCCTAAGCGATATGGAATAGGTTTATGGCTAACGAGCAATACTTTGCTGGCAAAGATGGTCAGTACATTCAGGGCACCCAGCTCGAAGGTGAAATGGCTGGAGATTCAATCCTCAACCAGTTCAAGAAGAAGGACTCTTCTAAGAAGCTAGTCGCATGGGTGAAATCTGAGTATGAGAAGGCAAAGCAGGCTCGCAAGCTTGAAGAGCAAGACTGGTACCTCCAGCTTGCTTTCTACAACGGCAAGCAGTACCATGAGTGGGTTGAGAAGGGCAATGGTCAGATCCTCCAGGCTCCGCCAAACCCATCAGGTACGCCTCGTATCACCATCAACCGTATCGAGCCAATCATCCGTACCGAGATTGCTAAGACAACCTCAGGTCACCCAAGTGCAACCGTTATTCCTGCATCAAACGATGACGATGACCTTATGGCAGCACAGGCCGCCGAGCAGGTCTGGCAGGCAATGTACAACAAGGCTAACTTCCAGACAGAGATCCTACAGAAGTCGGAATTCTGGCGTGCAGTTACGGGTAACGCATTTATCAAGACCTATTGGGACTCATCTGCTAAGCAGATCGAGCCAACCCCAGTCATGGACCCATACACTGGGCAGAAGCGTGTAATCCAGCAGGTTGTCTCTACTGGTGACGTAGAGCACGAAGTTATTTCTCCGTTCCACTTGTTCGTGCCCGACACGACCGAAGAAGATCTAGAGAACCAGCCGTACATTTTCAATGTGTACACCAAGAGCGAGCAGTGGGTAAGGACTAACTTCTCTGGCGTTCTACCAGCAGACTTCGTTCCAGCTAAGGTTTCAGCAACTGAGATCCTTGATGCAGCCCTAATGGACAACCGTGGCTCACTAACTTCAAAGCCTGACGCGGTTCTCGTTATCGAGATGTGGGCTAAGCCAAACGGCTGCCCATTCCTACCAAAGGGTGGTCTCGTAACTATCGTTGACAACGAGATCGTGCAGTTTGCTGAGAATGGCATTCCTTACTCTCACAAGCAGTACCCTTTTGCTCACACTTACAGCATCCCAACTGGAAAATTCTATCGCCGTTCTGTAATCAAGAACTTGATTCCATTGCAGCGCGAGCTCAACCGCACCCGCTCACAAATCATTCAGGCTAAGAACCTTATGGCTAAGCCTCAGATGATGTACGACGAGGGCTCAGTTGACCCGAAGAAGGTCTCAGCTAAGGCTGGTATCTGGATCCCTGTACGCCCAGGTTTCTCACGCCCCACGCCAGTCCCAATCCAGCCACTTCCAGGCTATGTCCTGCAGGAGCTAGAGCACCTTCAGGCAGACTTCGAAGATATCTCAGGTCAGCACCAGGTTTCTCGCGGTGGCAATGGTGGCGTAACTGCTGCAACTGCAATTAACTACTTGCAGGAACGTGATGACTCTTACCTCGCAACCGTATTCTCAAGCATTGAGGCAGCAATCGAGAAGACTGCTAAGCAGTCTCTAGGTCTATTCATCCAGTATGTAACCTCTGAGCGTCTAGTAAAAACCACTGGTCTTGACGGCTCATTTGATGCGTCAATGCTTTCAGGTGCAGATATTGCATCAGGCAATGACATTCGCATCGAGTCAGGCTCAGCGCTTCCTACTTCAAAGTCAGCACGTCAGTCGCTGATCACAGAGTGGATGAAGATGGGCTTCATTTCTCCACAGGATGGCTTGAAGATCCTTGACATGGGTATGCTCAAGAACTTCTACAACCTAATCAAGCTTGATGAGAATCACGCATCACGCGAGAACCTAATGATGAAGAAGCTCACCCCTGAGATGATTCAGCAGTTCCAGATGCAGTGGGAACAGGGCGCAGCGCAGGGTCAGCCAGATAAGGTTATTCCTGGACAGGTTGATGCAAATGGTCAGCCTATTCCACTTCAGGTTCCTGCGGTTATTCAGGTCCATGACTATGATAACCACGCAGTACACATTGAGGTTCACAACCGTTTCCGCAAGTCTCAGTCATTTGAGACCTTGGATGACAGCATCAAGGCTGAATTCCAGAAGCATATTGCAATGCACCAAGCAGCTTTGCAGCAGCAGCAAGCCGAACAAATGGCTATGCAGGTTGCTGCACAGGGTAACCCACAAGCCTCACCGCAGGCTCAGGGAATGCCAGATCAAACTGGGCAGACAGCTCAGCAACTACAGTAAGGAAAAACATGTCTGACGAGACGCAGGTATCACCTGAACAGACTACTGAGATTGATTCTTCAGTAGATACGCAAGAAGAAGCTAAAGTACATCCAGCGTATGATAAGTTGCTCGCTGAGCTGCCAGAGGCTTGGCACTCGAAGGTAACCCCGTACCTACAGGAGCAGGACAAGTATTTCCAGCAGCAGCTAGAGAAGTACACTCCGTTCAAGGATCTTGTCGATGAGGGAGTTTCGGCTGACCTAATCAAGGGTGGCTTGAACCTTGCTCGTGCGATTGAGTCAAACCCAGCTGAGGTGTACGAGTCACTACAGACTTACCTAAAGGATCAGGGTCTGCTCGCTCACGAGGCACAGCAGGTTGCTCAGGACATGATGGAAGAAGAGTCCGGTGAAGACTTTGAGGACATGTTCGAGGGCGAGCACATCCCTAAGGCGCTTCAGCGAGAGATTGATGCGCTCAAGGCTAAGCAGTCTGAAGCTGATGATTACATTTATCAGCAGGAACTAGCTAAAGAAACTGATCGCTTTACCGTAGAGCTAGAGTCCGAGATGGCTGCGCTAAAGGCTCAGCATAACATCAATGAGGCTCACGAGATCGCAATCTATGACATCATGAACTCTGCCCTAAACGCAGGTCGTGAGATCTCAGTAGCCGAAGCTGCTAGACAACTAAGCCAGATGATTCCAGGTGGCTTTGCTCCTGCAGGTCAGGCTGAAGCAGCACCTACAATCGTTGGAAATGCTGGTGGAGCGGGTGTTGTAGCCCCAGATCTAAGCATTCCAAAGGACGACAAGGGCAAGCGTGAAATGCTTCGCCAGATGTTCGCCCAGCGAGCCAAACAAGGCTAACTAGAAAAACTAATAAACCCCTTTGCTCACAAGGCGGAGGGGTTTATTTATGCTATAAACTTGGAACTGTCTAAGTACAGCCACCTAAGAGTGGTCAGGGCAGAGGGCACAAATAATCTTTGTTTTACAAACTTACTCTTAGGAGAGTGAATCATGGCAGGTCAGGGAATCCTAACCTTCGCATCTGACGCTCTGAAGCTAGTCTACGGCGACCTTCACGAGCAGCTACGCGACAAGAACCCAGCTTTGGAGTTCATCGAATCATCATCACAGAACATCACCCAGAACGGTAAAGAAGTAATCTTCGACACCCACATCGGTCGTAACAACGGTATCGGTGCTCGTGGCGTACGCGAAGCTCTTCCAACTGCTGGTGCTCAGAAGTACAAGCAGGCTCACCTATACCTCAAGAACCTATACGGCTCTATCGAGGTTGACGGTCAGCTATTCGAGCAGGCTGCTGACAACTACAACGCATTCATCAACGTAGTTGACAACGAAATCAAGGGTCTAAAGAAGGACCTTGCCCGCGACCTAAACCGCCAGATCTACGGTGACGGAACTGGTATCCTCGGTACCGTTAAGACCACCGCAACTGGCACCACTATTGTCTTCGTTGACGCTCACTGGATTGAGCCAGATATGACTGTAGACGTACTTCTAGGCACTGACCTAGTTGACGGCACCCCAACTGTAAAGAACGCTGGTCTAACTGTTACTGCAGTTAACGAAGCAACTGGTGCAGTTACCTTCTCAGGTTCAGTTACCGCTGTTGCTGGTGACGTTATCGTTCGTGGATCAAACGGCGCTAACAACTTCAACAAGGAACTAACTGGTCTTGGCGCAATCGTTGCTTCTGGCAACTCGCTCCACGGCATTGACGGTGCAACTGTTCCAGTATGGAACTCAACTGTTTCAACCCTTGGCTCAGTAGGTACCCCAGGTACCCTAACCGAGCTAAACCTAATCAACCTCGTTCAGAAGGTTGACAAGCAGGGTGGCGACGTTGACGTATTCCTAGCCTCACCTGGTGTTTACAACGCTTACTGGAACTTGCTTCAGGGTATGCGTCAGTTCACTAACGGCGCAGGTCTAACTGGTGGTCAGCGCTCATTCACCTTCGAGGCTCTAGGTAAGCCAATCAAGTTCGTCTCTGACTACGCAGCTCCAGTCGGTACCCTATACGCTCTATCATCGAGCGAGTTGGTTATCAACCGTAAGCGCGACTGGGCATGGATGGACCGCGATGGTTCGATGTGGAACCGCGTTGCTGATGCAGATGCATACAAGGCAACCATCTTCCAGTACAGCGAACTTGGTACCTACCGCCGCAACGCACACGCTAAGCTCTCGAACATCGCTGAGCTATAAGCCGTAAATAAAAACTCCCCGCTACTTGGTCCGTCTCGCCGAGTAGCGGGGTTTTTTATTACAATAGATACATGATTGATTTCTCGCAGATAGACGGACTGCACTCAGATGAACATCGCAGAGTAGCCGCAGTAATTAAAGATATTTTCCCAACTGTGCGACTTATTCGTATGCCTCACGATCACCCACAGTTTGACCCAGAGCGCCACTTTGCTTTGATTGATGAGCCTCACATGCTCCCTGCCTACCTAATTACCAATGTTGCAGAGTCGGAGGTTGATCACCGCCTAGTTGCTCGTCTACTAGAAAACAACATGCACGACCCTAATTCCAAGGTGAATAAGTTACACTTGTTAGAGATGGCAAATGCTGCGCTTGAGGCAAAGCGCGAGGAAGAGTGGCGTGCCGAGAAAAAGGATGTCATGAAGTCCATCATGAAGTCCAACAAGAACACCTACCGTCATGACGGTCAAACTCTTAGAAGGTAAGCATGCCAGCAGAAGAATTCTCCTACACAGGAAACGACATCGGCTCACGAGTTCGCTCGCAGTTTGGTGATGCTTCTGGAGCTCAGCTTGAAGACGCATCAATCCTTCACTGGATCAACGATGGTCAGCGAGAGATTGTAAACTCAAACCCAATTCTTCGTGACATGAAGCTTACTGACATTGTGTCAGGTCAGAGCGACTACACCTTCCCAAGCGACAAGGTTCTTCTAATCGAAGCAATCTATGTTGACGGCTACCCAATTGAGAATGTAACTCCGCAGGAAGCGCGTGAGTTCATCATGAAGTCTGACCCAACTAAGCTTCAGCGTGCTGACCGCCCAGAGATCTGGTACGAGCGTGCTGGCGTAGTAACCTTCTACCCAGTTCCTAACAAGACCATTACTAACGGCTTGAAGCTTGAGTACATCAAAAACCCAACTTCAATCACTGCGCTGACTGATACCATCAACATTCCTGACCGCTATTTCAACCAGCTAGTCAACTACGTCATCTCACAGGCTTTGGAAATGGACGAGAACTATGACGCTGCTGCATACAAGGATCGCCAGTTCCGCGATGGTCTAAACCGCCTGAGCAACAAGGATGGCGTAATCGAGTCTTCACTCTACGATCAGGTTCTTGCAGACCCAGCAGATTGGCTATAAATGTCAACAGTCATCCGTCAACGCTCAGCTACTCTGCAGCAGTTTACTGGTGGTCTAAACAACTACTGGGACCAGTCAGCCATTGCTGATAATGAACTTGCTTCGATTATCAACTTTGAGTTCTCACCTAACGGTGCTCTTATGTCACGCCCGCCTATCTACATCCAGAAGCACTCTGGGGCAAATGTTGTAACTCCAGTTGCTGGCGAGCCGTTTGATATCCTAGGAACTTATGTTGAGGCTGGCGGAGATCGCTACCTAGTTGCATCAACTAACAGCAAGACCTGGATCTTCAATGTGATCACTCATGCTTGGACTCAGATTGCAACCTTCAAAGCTTCGGACTGCACGCAGTACCTGAACAAGATCGTGCTCTGCTGTGAAACCCAATCTGGCGGATACTGGGAAGCTGGCACCTTCCACGCAACCACTTCTATGCCTCACCTATCTGGTATAGAACTATTCCAGAACCGCTTCTTTGGTTTTGGAGTCAAGGGAACTAGCACCGCAAACATTATTTACTGGGGCAATGTTTCAACTGCTGGACCATCAGGCGAATCAACTTCTGTCTGGGTATGGACCAATGTTGATAATAACCTTATGTATGTTGAAATCGGTGGCGGTGACGGTCAATGGATCACCGCAATCGCACAGGGCTACAACGACATCGTTATCTTCCGTAACCGCTCTACCTACCGTTATAGCTATGGTGATGTGCCTGAAGAAGGTACCATGCAGGCTATGCAGCAGGATATTGGTGCAGAGTCAAAGCGATCAGTTGTAAAGTTTGAGAACGCTCACTTTGTCCTATCTGGCGGCATTCTCTACAAGTACCAGAACTGGCTTTACTACCCACTCAATGCCCAGAAGGTAAAGTTCGAGGGCTATGATTTTGCTCGCCGTTTTGAGCACGCAGTTTCCATTATTGGTCGCCGTGCGCTAGTCTGGCATAATGGCGGAATGTACGCCTACAACCTAGACACTGAGACGTGGAGCGAGTGGGAAAGCACAAACAGAGTCGCGTATTTCGTTACCGTACCGAGGCGCGCAGAAGAATTAGAAGAATCGCTTTACTTTGGTATTACTGGAGCCAGTAATCCTGCAGATGTAGGCGCTTCAGCATTCTCGCTTTATCGTATTGAAGATAAGCCAAACTCGGCTATTGGTTCAGAGTCATTCCAGTGCTCACTACGCACAAAGATCTACGACTTCCAGTCACCTGTGGAATGGAAGCGCCTCTACTTCTGGACTGTTGACCTTGCTTCAGCATTGCCAATCAAGGCGATTGCCTATCCTGTTGCGCTTCCTGCGACTGCGCCATCAGCAAACTGGGACCAGATCTCTAAAGACTTTGATGGTGAAACTGGCTTCAAGAGCTGGGATGACCTATCATTCGATGGTTCTGGCGATATCAACTTTGGAACCTGGGATAACATCACTCAGCCAACTAGCGCAGTTGCGACTATTGTTGATAGCTTCCCTACTGGGCAGGTTCTCCGAATGGAAACCAAGCTCAACCATGCCCTTCGCTTTAGACGCATGTACTTTGAACTATACTTGAACTGTGACGGTACGGCGTTTACATCACCTGTACAGGTCTTCAGCATTACTCCAATGATTGGTGCGAAGGCAAAGATTTCTAAGGGAGCTAACTAATGGCAGAGCGCGGGTCGCTAGGCACTTTTGAGTTCACCCCTTACGCTGCGGGTGCAAAGATTTACAACAGCGTTGCATCTTCACCAACTCGCGGTGCTGTTGACAAAACTGGTTACGCTAACCGTGACCGCAAACTTGCTGTAAAGCGCAACGCAGCGCTCGCTGCTTTGAAAGCTAAGCAGGCTGGAGCATTTGGAAATGCAAATGCTGGGAGGTTCATGTAATGCCAACTGCTGACTCGCTAGACTATCTAGCCCGCAAAGCTGCACTTGCTAATGAGTATGCTCCTCATGTAAACACAAATACTGCTGCTGGTATTGCTGCTGCATCTCAGCAGCCTATCAAAATTGGTCGCCAGCCTCTTGCTATTGACTACACCGCTGTAGCAAAGAACGAAGCACTCAAGCCAGCTGAAACTCCAGCTGCTGCAGATGCAACTTCTCAGCCACCTGCTGTAGTAGGCAACGCCTATTCACTCGAGAGTGATCCAGTTTATCAAGCAGCGATGGCTTCAGGTCAGTCACAGTTCAATGCTGCTCGTGCTGCTGCAATGGCAAATAAGAACACTCAGGAAATGCAGCTCAGCAATGAGCGCCGTAATCTTGATCTAAATGCAACTGAAGCACGGCGTAGAACTGCTGGCAACTATGCAGCTCGTGGCATGGCTGGCGGTGCTGCTGGCGCGCTAACTCTTGCTGAGATGCAGGCTAATGCTAAGCAGATTACCGCGCAGACTGACATCAAGGATCAGATTGCTTCGCTAAACCAGAACTACCTAGAGAACTATGGCAACCAGAACCAGGCTGGCTATGACTGGACTGGCACTCTAATCGGTCAGAACTATAAGACGCAGGCTGCCCAGAATGCGCTAACTGCACAACTAGCAAAGATGGGAATCCAGTAATGGCGACTCCGACTACTCCAGTTACTCCAGCAACTGCAGGCATTACTGCAATTCCAGACCCTAAGCGTTCTCCGCAGTCGTATCAGGCATACCTAGATTCTCAGGCTGCAAAGGCTAACCAGTCATTCCTTGACAAGAGCAATGCTCAGATTCAGTCTAGCTACCAGCCAATCCTTGACTTCTACGCAAAGCAGCAGCAGACCACTCAGGATCGCTACGCTCAGAACGCTGCAAACCTAAAGAACATCTTTGGTGCCCTAACTGGCATCTCAGACAAAGACAAAGCTACTATCAACAAACAGTTTGAGTCATCAGTTCTTAAGCAGCAGCAGGATCTAGCAGCTCGAACTGCTGAACAGCGTGCGGCTCAGGCTGCTGGAACTGCTCAGGCTGCCGTAACTGGTGCAGAGCGTGGCAATGGTCCAGCTCTACAGGGTTCTCCTACTGCTACTGCAACCGAGCAGGGTATTGGTCAGTCAAATGCTATCCAGCAAAACTGGGAAGGCCTGATGGGCGCTCAGCAGGCTAACGCAATCACCGATGTAACTAACCGTGGCGCTGGCTATGGTCAGCAGGAGGTTGCTGCAAACACTCAGCTTAGCCAGAATCTACAGGATGCCTTGGCTGCTATTGGTGGTCAGACTGCGGGTATTGATTCCCAGATTGCTCAGGCTAAGATGGCACGCGATCAGGCTATTGCAAGCAATGACTTCCAGGCTGCTCAGCAGGCTGCTGACCTTGCTAACAAACTTGCAGTTGCTAAGACTGCTGCTAGTGCTCGTATTGGTGCTGCTCAGATCACCGCTGCTGCTAAGAAGTCATCTGGCGGTACTGCGAAAAAGACTACTTACACTAAGGATCTAACTGGCACCCTACAGCGAGTTGGAGATACTTATGGAACTGGAACTGCAGCTGAATTTCAGACTCAGCTTGACAACATTCAGGCTGGTCGTCCGAAGGACGCAACTGCTGCGTATAACGCTTGGATTAAAAAGTTTGGTCCTCGAGTATCTGGTCTTCCTCAGGCAGCTCAGGTTGACCTAAAGGCAACTGCTAAAAATTACTTCAACAGCATTACCTACCCTAAGGCTACCTCTACCTCAAGTACCCCTCGTTGGTAAATTCACTTTAGTCAAGTAAACTAAATCTAACGATTTAGGATGGTTTAATTGGCTGGCTCAGACAATCTTTTTGACGGCACCTCAGGTTCTTCTAAGGGCTCAAAAACTACTAAGGTAACTCCTAGCACCAATCTATTTGGTCCTAGCAAGCCTAAGGTAACTAAGCCAGTTACGCCTGCTGCATCTACTCCAGTTGCCCCTAAAACTGGGTTTGATATCAACTCATTCATGAAGCAGCAGACCCCTACTGGCATCCTAAAAAATGCTAATGAAGTATTTCCAAAAGTTCAGAAGACTGCAAACGACATTGCAAATAGCCCAGTAGGTAAAGTTACTGGCACTGTCATGGCTCCAATTGTCTCTGCTGGATCGTTTGTTCTAAACGCATTGCAGTCTGGTAATGCTGCTATTGCTGGTTCTGATTATCAGCGTGAACTTGATTTCCAAAAGGGTCTTATTACCCACAATGACATTGTTACTGCTGCTATCAATGGCGAAAAGATCAATGGTAAAAAGGTAACTTCTAAAGTCGTCAATGGTCAGGTTGTTTGGAATCTTAAACCAACGGTTACTGACCCAACCGAAGTCTCGAAGATTGAGCAGCGCCGTGTTGGAGCTGCGGCAAAAAACGCAACCGCATTCCTTCGTCCAAACGAAAAAACAATGTATGGCGCTGACATTGCCAAGCTTAAGAATCCAGACATTGCTCCCATTGAGGAACTTGGTCAAGGTCTTGCGTATGACCTTACCCATGATCCTCTTATTGCTGTAAACCCAGTTAAATGGGTAAAGGCTGCAAAGCCAGCAATGACCGCTGCAAGCACTTTTCTTAAAGAACTTAGTGCTGCAAAAGCTGGAAACATTAGCGTTGATGTACTTAAGGGCGCACTCAAGGGTGCAGAAATTAGTTCTGGTGCATCACTAGAAACTGCAGTTAAGGCTGCTGAGCAGACTCCATCTGTTCGCTTGCCTAAAGGCACAACTATTCCAACAAACCTTAAGGGTCGTGCTGGTAAAGCCGCTGAGGTTCAAACTGCTGCAGAACAGAAAATTGCTGACAGCCAGATCAAAACTGTAAAACTAACCCCAGAAGATATTGCAGCCTATAAAGATTCAACTGGTCTAACTAACCCAGTTCTTCTATCTGCCCTTGACGCTGCTGGAAAAGCATATAAGCAGGTTGCTACTGCACAAAAGGCAACTAAATTCCTTGAGAAGTTTGTCAAGAATGAAGTCTCTGGCGTATTCGTAAAGACCCCAACTGCAATGATTCACCCAGACTTCAAAACTGGTGGATTCAAGGTAATGGGTGGCAATGGTGAAGAAATTGCTAAGGTAACAACCCGTAAGGAAGCTCAGGCGGTCGTAGACGGCATCAAGAAGGGCACAATTCCTCAGGGCGAGATTATGCCTATACCTGAGCTTCCAAAGCCTGTAGAAGCCGCACAGGCTCCTGTAATGACCACTAAGGAAGCGATCAAGCTAGCTGCAGAAAATGGCAGTCAGGTTGAACTACGAAAGAATGTAGTACATGAAGCAACTGATGGTAATTCTTATGTATTTGATGGTAGCAATCTACGCAAATTTGCCTCTGTAGGGGATGCAACTGCATATGTAAAGAACACTACTGCTGGTCTAGTAGAGGAAGCTAAGGTTCTCAAGGACAACAACAAGTGGGTTGTTCGCCAGGGCGATTCAATTACTGTGCACAAGACTAAGGCTGAGGCTACTGCAGCAGCCGACAAGATCAACACTGGTCAGATTACGCCTGCCCGCATTACAACTGGAGCTGCGCCTATTGCAGAGGCTACCAAGCCTACCGTGAGCGTTGCAGACATTGCAAAGATTAAGCCAACTTCAGCTGAGGGTAAGGCTGCTCAGAAGGTACTCAAGGATGTACAGAAGGCAAGTTCTGAGATCTCTGGAACTCAGGTAGGTATCAAGGCTGTAGACCGTACTGCTTTGCGCGACATTATCAAGTCAAAGAACCTAGCCATAAAGCTTCGCGTATTTGCGACTGATACCGCCAAGAAAGCTGTTGAGAGTATCCGCCTAGCATCTCGCCTAGATGGATACAACCCAGTTGCTCTGCGCGAGTCACTCATGTACGGCAACAACGAAGCTAAGGGTGCCTTGCTTCGTATCATTGACGCAACTCCAGTGATGACTGAGGCTGGCGAAAAGACTACCATTGGTTCACTTCTAAGCGGTAAGAGCTGGAATGTAAAGCTTTACCCTCAGGGCACTATGAATAACCTTCTAAAGGCGCTTGAGGGCATTGCTACTGAGATTGCAAGTGCTGGCAAAGCATCTGTTTCTACTGCAAAGTTCGAGCAGATCAAGACTATGTTTGGCGCTGACATTGCTGAGAAGATCAAGGCAACTGGCATCCTAGATGCAAAGCCTACTCAAGAGGCAATGGATAAGTACCTTGCTCTAGAAAAGAATTTAGAGGCAGCATCAAAGACCGTCAAGTACACCTCATTTGAGGATGTCATTGCTGGTCTTGCTAGTGGCGACTCTATCTCAGCTCCTGATCTTGCAAAGGTTATTGGCGCTCTTGACCCAGCTAAGAAGATTATTAAGCAGGTTGAGGACGCAGTTGAGAAGCAGGATACTGAATTCCTGAAGAGCATTGTCTCTGGCTTTGGCGTACAGACCATCAATGACGTACAGAAAAAAATCCTATTCACCGCAGACTTCAGCAACATGCTCAAGGTTGAAGGTATCGGCTATGACGATGTTCTATCAAGCGTATTCTCTGATTCTGCTGATGCATTCCACGGACCAGCACTAACCGCAAATGGTGACTCTGTACTTACCCCTGAATTCATCCGCCTTGCAGAAATGGCTGAAAGCCCAGAAGCATTTGCAACTATCCTAAAGAACAATGTTGACTCTGCTGGTGACATCGCTACTGAGGCGATGAACACTGCGTTCCAGAAACTTGGCGCAAACCTAGATGAGATCAAGGCTGCACAGGGCAGCTACGAAACCGTATCACTTTATGGTGACATCACTAACCGAGTCAGCAAAAAGGCTTGGGTGGGTCGTGCAGCACTTCCTGAGCAGGTAAACCAGGTCTTCGATGCTTATGTCGCATCTACAATCACTGGTATTGCGCGTGACCGTTTTGGTAAAGCTAAGAAGGCTCTTGGCTCAATTGAGGATTATCTATTTGAAGAAACCATCAATGAGTTTGAAAAGATATCTGCAGCACTTGGTTTGCTAGGTATTCGCATCCAGCGAAACAAGATTGTTACTGCGTTAACTAAAAAAACTGGCGAACCTAAGCATCTTGTTTACTTACACAGTGGAGATATCTTTAAGGCATTTGATGCTGTTGAGGGCGGTCGCCAGGTTATCAAGGACGCATTCTTCTCAGGCGGTAAGAACTATAAGCGCGACTCATTCCTCCACCAGAACCTCGGTGAAGGTGCTCGCTATGTTCTAGAGCAAGATGCCGCTGGTGCCGCAATCGATATGGAGAAGCTAGCTAAGCTGGTCCAGGATGGCGTTGCTACCCCATCAGTAGCCCCAACTGAAGCATTCCTTGCAAAGATGCCAAAGCTTGCTGAGCGCCTAGCAGCACAGCTTGCAGATCCAGTAACTATTGAGGCTATGAAGAATGCTCACCTAACTAAGAGTATTGGTCTAGCTAACCGAGTTATCAACAAGTCACACAGCGTTGCTCAGGACATTTTTGCTACTCTCTGGGATGCCATCCGCCTAAACGCTCTAAATGGCGATCTAAGCGTTGCTGAGACTGTAAAGCTAATGCGCTCACACTTGAACAAGCTGGCAACTGCTGGTGACTTCTTCAACGCTGGTAGCGGTCCTCTAGCCTCTGCAGCATTCCGCTCATGGTCGCAAATCCTAACCTTGCGTGGCAAGATCGCAGATGTTGACATTCTTGATAAGCAGGAGTGGGCTAACTTCCGCACTATGCTTAACAACTTCTCTGCTGGTGACAAGGCGCTCGCTGCAACTGAGCAGAAAGTTCTAGTTCCAAAGCACACTTTGCTCTCAAAGAAGCAGCAAGCTGCCTTCCTGAAGAAGGAAAACTTGCAAATTGAGAAGGCTCAGGATGAGATCATCCGTGGTCGCCGTGAGGACATCGCAGCTCAGCTAAGCGATGAAATTGATGCTGGTCACTTTGATAATACTGGTATTCCAGAGCAAGATGTGCCTGCATTGATGCTTGAAGCATTGCATGACCGAGGTATTCAGGCTGAAACTCAATTTGTTGTTGAGCACATGAATCCAGCTGTTGAACCAGCTGTAATGCAGTTACGCACAACTACTGAAAAGTGGGGTAGTGGTCGCTTCAAGAAGATTACCCTATCTGATCTCTATGGCTTCAAGGGACGCGAAGAAATCAAACCTTTGCAGATCCAACTTGAAACCCAAACCTTCCGTGCAGCATCACAGTTTGCTCGCTACATGGATGATTTGCGTATCCGTCACTCAGGGCTTTCTCAGGAACAGTTTGATGAGGCAATCACGCTTATTCGTGACCATGTTGACATCACCGATGAGATAATCAAAAACACTGATCCAGCAATCCTTCAGTTTGCTCAGGAACTAAAGCCTGCAACTGACTTGCTATTTGGTACTAAGGGCGGCAATGGCAATGGATTCATTGATGCTGGAATCTCTGGTGCTGCATTCAAGAAGGCTCTACAGACTGTAAACATGAGTGTACGCTCTGGTATTCCAGCAGGAATTGAAAACTATGCAGCCGAAGACATGTGGCGCTTGCTTAGTGAACTTCCATTTGGTACTCGTCCAGCTAGCATCCTAGAAGATACTGGTGAAATCCTAAAATGGGAAGAGCGTAAGGCTGACTTTGCTGCTGCAAAACTTGACCCACTGCTAGCGATCTCTAACATTATGCAGGCTGCTGCTGCTGCAAAGTTCCAGACTGGTCTAGGTCGTGGATTTGCTGCACGCTTTAGCCACCTTGCTGAGGGAATATCTCCTGCTGAGGCAATCAATAAGGGCTATGTAAAGATGATTGCTGGTGACGGCGGATCTAACCTAATGCTTGATAGCGTCCCAGAAGATATGCTATTCCCACCTCATCTTGCTGAGCAGTTCGGTCAGGCTATGCGTGACTGGGATTACCAATTCACTGCACCTTCAAATGTGGTTATTCGCACTGTAATGCAGCTAACTGGTATGGTCAAGGCTTTGCAAACCATTGTTAACCCAGCTCACCACATTAACAACTTTACTGGAACATCAACCATGATGATGATGCGTGGTGTAACTAACCCAGCTCACTATGGTATTGGTATGCGCCTTGCTCGTAAGCACTTTGCTGAAAAGGTAGCTACTGACTGGCATACTAAGCAGGGCATCATCAAGGATGCAGAAATTACTTCAAAAAAGATGGAGCAACTTCTTCGTGCATCTGGCTTTGAAGGTCGTACTCTAGAGCAGCCTACTAAGGGCCTTGACTTTGGACAGTTTGTCAGCGTTATCGAAAAGGGTAAGCGCGTAAGCTACACAGACGAAGATATCATGAAGGTATTCGAGGATTCAGGTCTTTTCGAAGAATCTATCTACACGCAAGATATCACTGGTCTTGAAGATAATCTATTCACTGACACTAGATCACTTGGTGAGGCAGATGTTGCTGGCAAGATCAAGGGTCGTGCTGCTCTAGCTAGAGCTCGTCAAATTGAGCGTAACATCACTCGTGCTCCTGGAGATATTGCTGCTGCACATGGTAATGCCTTGCGTATCACGCATGCTATGCACATTTTGCAGTCTCGCTCTTGGAAGAACCTGCAAGAAGGTATTGATGCTGCGGTCAAGGAACTTGCAGTTTGGCAGCCAACCGCAAAGAGCCTTAGTCCATTTGAGCGTAAGTATGGTCGTCTAGCAACCTCTTACTACACCTGGATGCGTATGGCTCAGGTTGCAACCATGCACCTATTCCTAGAGAACAACCGAAGCATCAACATTGCTCAGGATCTTCTCTACAACCTAAATACCCTAAACGGTTACAACCCACAGAATACTGGAACTGCTTATCCGAGCAATAATTTGGCTCCAAGCTTCCTAACTTCTAAGGTTGGACAGGTTCTATTTACTGGAAGCGCATTACCTACGCCTGAACCTATTGTTGCTGACCCTCAGTTGATCTATGCTCAGGCAATCAACTTCTGGGGAATGCAGGTTGACCTAAGTAAGCCATTTGCAGAAAACATTATTGGTGTTAGCAATGGTCGCCCAGTTGGTATCTTCCCTCAGCTAGCAGCAGTTCCTGCAAAGAACATGATGCTTGCTGCATCACCTATCTATAAGGCAATCTTCCAGCGCAACCCAGTAACTGGTCAAGGCTTGAATATCTCTACTCCAATGGACTGGTTCAACGAATTTGTTGCACCAGAACTTGGTGGTCCTGGACAAGCTGCTGGTGCCTTTGGTAACCTTCTTACTGGTACTGATGCAAATAAGTCAACCCTTTCACTGATCAAGAAATTGTCAGGTATGGGTCTTATGGAGCCTGCATCGCCTAACATGCAAAAGACAACAAAACTAGAAAACTCCGCTCGCTTCAACGAGTGGCTAAAGAATACGGGGCAAAAATAATGTCAGAGACGAATGCAGTTGAAGAGACTGCCAGAATCATGTTCACCACGCTAAATGCCGTCTATGCCCTCCACAGCGCTGCTGAGTGCCGTGTAAACGGCATTGATGGCGAGAAATGCGTACACTGCTCAGTCATCGCAGGACGCGTAGTAGAGTATCCATGCCCAACAGTAAATCTGCTACTACGAGACATGGTTGCCGAGAATGAAGAAACCCCCTCTGAATAGAGGGGGTTTTCCTTTTAGGAGATTACTCTCCGCCTTCAGCCCGATCTGCTAGATCATCTAGCTGATCAATAACATCATCAATAAGAGTCTGGCGCTCAGCCTGAGTAGTGCCACCCTGAGTGCCCTGCTGACCTAGAAGCTTCTTCAACTCAGCTAGCAGATCTTCTTTAGTCTTAGGCTTCTCCATAGGAGCAGCAGGCATAGACATACCTGAACCTGAACCACAAGAGTCGCAAGAGCAGTCGCAGCAGTCTTCTGATTCTTCTTTGATCTCAATTGATAGAGCCATTATGCACCTTTTCTGGCTGGGATCTTACCCTCAGCGCGTAGTTTACTCAACTGAATTGCGATAGCCTGCTTCTTTGGAAGGTAATCGCGCTTGCCATTCTTCATGTGATAGGCAAGCTTATCAGTGAACTTGTATGGCAATTTTAGCCCTTAGGACCAGGCATATAGAAGCCGTTGATATTGCCAGTCTTATACTTGTCGAAGTTTACGCTGCCCTTAGCAGGCTTATTGAACGCAGCCTTCTTCTTAGCAAGCTCAGCAGCAGCACGCTGTGGAGCACGCTTTGGATCGATAGGAGATGGACTCGGCTTCATTACTTCTTCTTTCCCATTGACTTAGCAGCCAAAGCAGCAGCAAGAGCTGCATTAGCACGCTGTGGTGATCGCTTCATCATCTCTGCAGCAGCACGCTGAGGTGAGCGAGCTGGGTTAGGAGTGTTGTCTGCGTTTGAGCCAGGAGCATTACGAGCATCTGACTTTACAACTGGACGAGTATAAACGTTAGAACCTGGGGCGTTACGAGAGTCAGGCTTTGGTGCTGGACTCAAGTTTGAACCAGGAGCATTACGAGCATCAGTCTTTAGAACAGGAGCACTCTTGTTGGAACCAGGAGCGTTACGAGCATCTGATTTCACAACTGGACGAGTGTAAGTGTTCGAGCCAGGAGCATTGCGTGAATCGCCCTTAGTGACAACTGGGCTCTTATTTGATCCAGGAGCGTTAGCAGCATCAGCGACAGCAGGAAGGTTCACCTTAGTGCCACGGAAAAGCTTGATGCCCTGGTTAGCAGCCTTGAGCTTGGTCCAGTATTCACCAGTAGTCATGCTAGTTGGCTTGTTTGCTGCAGCGATCGACCAAAGCGAATCCCCGTGCTGCACTGTATATCTTGCCATTACTTTTCCTTAGTGTTCTTGGCGATAATGCGCGAAGCTGACTCATTCAGCTCTGCTTCTGTAATCTTACCATCTTCAAGGTATGCCTTAGATAGTTCCTCAGCAACCTCAAGGATGCCAACCCAAGCTGCAAGAGCAAGAGACAGCCAAAGCTCTGCACCAAGCAGGGCTGAGCCACCACCAGTAGTAGAAATCTTTAGAATAACAGTCGCAATAGTGCGACCTGCAATCTTCTTCTGAATGCCCATGCTAAGCCTTCTTAGCGGCTACAGGAGCCTTCTCAGCAGCCTTAGGAGCTGCTGCTGGCTTCTCGGCTGCAATACGCTTCTCAAGCCCTGCAATCGGGTCTACAACCTTGCCGTGAGAGTAACCCTCAGGCTCAGCTGAGCAGGTAAGGTGAAGGTGTGCCCCGCGAGATGCAGAACCAGTGTTACCAACATGACCTAGAACAGTCACGCCAGCAACAACCTCGGTGCCGATAGGCACGCCAGCTTCGCGTAGGTGGCAGTAGCCCCAGTAAACATTCTTAGGGTCCTTGACAACGACAACGTTGCCCAGAACAGTGTTCCACTTAGAAGTAGTAACTACGCCTGAAGTAGCAGACTTGATAGGAGATCCACCAGCAACAGCAAAATCAGCGCCACGGTGGTGGATAGTGCGAGGAGCATCAATATTGTTGAAGTCTCCGCCCTTAGGCATAGTTGACTTCGGGAATGGGAAAACGTGCTCAGCCATGATCTAGCCCTTTGTGATAAGCGAATAAAGTGATGTCCCAAAGCCAATTATACCAGCAGAAAGCGCAGTCCAGAGGATTCTTGGGACCCAAGAAATCTCAGCAATCTTATTCTCAAGGGTAGAGACACGAGCAGGCAAATCACTCAAACCCTCAACTTTTGCGACCAGTTGGATAAGGAGCTTGTTCGTCTCTTGCTGCTCCTTATAGAGGTCGTTAATGGTTACCTTAACGTGCGCCTGCTCGTGCTCAGTCATTATGCGTTAGATGCGCTTCCGCCATCAATGTGGGTGATAGTGGTGCCAGCCTTCAGGGCGACAACAGCTGCATCAACCTTGTCCCAGTTTGCGTTGATTACAGTAGTCTCAAATGGTTGGTTAGTTCCAACAACAGCCTTCTTCAAAGCCAAGTCGGTAGTATCCGAGTACGCCATAATAATCCTTAATTAAAAGTTTGTCGTCTCAATACTTATTGTAGCAGGAGCAGGAGGAGTAGGCTCGCTGATCACACCGATTGGACTCTGCCCCTGAGCAAGCGCAATGAGTTCTCTTGCAATGTTACGCTTCACAATCGGATCAAGCACATGGCGAAGAATAATATCCTGCACCTGCATAAGCAAAGCAGGCACATCTAGGTTTGCCTTGGCATTCGGGTCAAAGCGCCCAGTCAGCTGGTTCAAGAAGGTAATCGCCTTCATATCACCCTGCTGAACCATCTGACCCAAAGCAGCATCAGCCATAGGAATAAACTTCTTCAAGTTATCCTCAGACTTCGCAGCCATAGCTGCGCCAAACTCCTTCTGACGCATCCAGCCATCAATCTCGGTCAGACTGATCTTCATGCGCTTAGCCAACACCTGAGGTGTCAGCATGTTCATAGGGTTTAGATACGCTTGAAGGAATTGTTCCTGTCGGAGCGTGAGATTAGGATTCTGGGTAGTCTTGATCCCACGATCAGCGAGAGAACGCTGAAACTTCGAGGATCCCCAGACAAGCTCCACTTCCTCTTTTGTAAGCTCAGGGGCTTGGTCCAAGATGACCTGAGTTTCAAGGAATAAACCCTGACGATCTGCCGAGATTGCAGCCGCAAGGACAGTCTCAAAAAGTTTCTGTTCTTTAGTCTTTCTTGGGGATTGGAGCTTGGAGTCAAATTTAGATTCATCCACGCTTTAGTCCTTCCAAGGCGACAAGGTACTCGCCATCAATGCCAAAAGCTTCTAATAGCTTCCCTGATAGACCATCTGGCATTCTCTGTAATTTTCCATTCTCGTAATCGCGGATGATCGCGGGGTTCAACCTCAACATTGACGCGAACGCAGTATGGGTTGGAGCAATCTCCGCACGCCATGAGGAAAACGTACTGTAATACTGCCCCAGGACGTAAGGAGGAATGACCATTAAATTCTGAGCTGCTTTTGACAAACTCGGCTTCAGGGGCTTGTTCAACCATGATTGGATCTCCTCGATAAGGGTCTCCTTGGGAACATCCAGAATAGCTGCGATGGTCGAAATTAGTCTATCAGTTGGCTGCTGAGTCCTGCCGTCCTCAATAGCTGAGATGGCTGAGCGCTGGACATTAGCCCGATTAGCTAACTCCTGCTGGCTGAGCTTGAGGTGGAGCCTGTGAAGTCTTAGCGGATGATCTGCGATGCGAGCCATGTCTCTCCTTAATAGGGTGGCTGGTCTTGATGTCTTAATAACTATTCTAGTAGACATGTGTTGCAAAGTGAATTTTTGGAGGAGGGATGCTAACTATAAGGGGACGGCTGGAATTCGCTCACAACATCGGTTGCTGGCAAACTTGGTCTTGCAAGCCTCAACAGCGAGGCATGTCCACCCAGGTAGGGATTTTATTGGAGATAAAAATGTCAAACAGCGAACACATCAACGAAGAAGGCAAGTGCTACTGCGGAAGCCTCGACTGCGTTGGAAACCTAAGGGTAATGCTCGAGAGTTCACAGGCTGAGGTTGCTCGACTTCAGGAACTCAAGGATGCAACCTTCAAAAGCCTAATGTCATCAAAGGTTGCACTCCAGGAAGTAGCTGATTACATCCAGGGTTTCATTGATAACAAGGAATGGGACGAGGATGAACTAGCCAAGCCATTCTGGCAAGAACTAGGCAGTATGCTCGGCCTGAACCTAGAACTCACTGAAGAGGTAGAGGTTCGTATCCTTGTCTCATACTACGCAAGCATCACAATGCCACGAGGCGCAGATGTTAGCGACTATGCAACCTGGGTAACTGTTGGCGACCCAGAACTGTTCTCAACCGAGGTAGAGATGGACTGCGTTACCTTCGACGAGGTTGAAATCAACCTAATCTAACCCCCAGCCCTGAGCATGGCCTAAAACTGCTCACCCCTCAAACTTAGAAAAGGATTCCAAAATGGCAACTTACATCGCTCACGAAATCGTAGCTACGATGACAATCAAGGCAAATACTGACGCAGAAGCAGAAGCCAAGTATGACGCTTGGTTCAGCGGAGAGGCTTGCCCTTCTTGCTTCCCTCTAGATGTCCACGAATGCGGATGTGTAGAGCACGAAGAAGAATGTGACCACATCCTAGAGCGTGTCTCTAGCTAAGACTTACTCCAATAAGCCGACTAGCCCTGCTAGCCTCATCCCCCGAGGCTGGCAGGGCTTTTTGGCGTTCTCGGCACTCTAGAACCTAGGGGACGGCTGGAATGTGTGTTGCGTTGCCTTGCTTGCCACGCCAGCCCAGACAGCCTAGCCAGTTTGTCAAGTGGGGCTTGCTAAGTTTGCCTTGCTTGCTAGACAAGTGGGGTAAGCGTTGAAAAGTGGATTTTTGGGAATGTGTGGGCGTGATTGGCTAGCCCTACAACCTAGAAACAAGATCCACAAGAGATCTGCCGAGAGATCCACAAGAGATCTGCCGAGAGATCCACAAGAGATCACAGGGCAACACGCCAGAAAAAACTTTGCGAATAAACTTGACAAACAACCTAATAAGTTAGTAAGTTAGTAACAGCACCAAGAAACACCCAACCAAACCAACTAATAGGAGTAAGCAAATGAACGAAAACATTACAGCCCCAGCCTCTGCCCCGCGACACTGGCACGGCATACTAGCCAGCGCAAATAATGGCTATTGGTTCAACAAACGAACAATGAGATTTTTTGGTTCGCGGATCTTGTGGCAGACGCTAACCCCTATTGCCTCTGAGAACTTTCTATTTATCACCCGTGAATGGTCAGGCTTGTTTGCCGAACAGCCTAAATACTCTGTTCGTGAATGGTCACCGCAACACGGCGTTAGCACACTAGGAGAGTTCCACAGCCACGAAACCCGCGACGAAGCCCTAAAAGCCTTACGCCAGTATGTGGCTAATGAAGTAGCCGTATCAGGTATCCGTGCTTACTCACTAAGCGAGGTAACCGCGAATGTCTAATCTAGAAACCAAACTAGCCCCGTGTGCTTGGTGTGACCGTGATGTAATGGGCTACCTAGCAAGTTTCAACGCTAAGGACATTTGCTCAGACTGTGAAGAAGACGCTCACATTTGCGAAACTGAACTACCTAGCGGGATCTCTATCGCTCACGGAACAGCCTTTGCCTCTTGCTATAAGTGCGGGTATAAGTGCGCGTATTGGGAATGCGCTTGCGATTTGGTCCACGATTGCGAGGCAGACATCTAATGCCTTATTTCTGCCCATTTTGTAGCGAGGTATTTCTCGCAAACATTCACCGCCACGAATGCCCCGAATGTGGCTATTTTCTAACCCAACAACTAGAGGAGATTTGATCGTGATTGATGTTTATTGCCAGACTTGCCGAAAAGTTGCCAAGCTAGGTAGTTTCGTGAAGCAGATTGAAGATTATGTGCTTACCTGTGGGCATTACTACTACAAAGAAACATCCGCCGAACATTCCGAGAGTTGCGTTATCTGCCAAACAGGTTACGACTGCCCAGAACTTGACGCATTGGAGGCTACAGAATGACCGACAACGAGAAGATTGCCAAGCACCGCGAAAAGTATGTTACCTGCCAACTGTCTTATTCGTGGACACTTTGCGTGATTATCAGAAGGGAACTAGGCAGATGATTTGCGCCTATTGCCAACAAGACTTGAACGCGATTTTATCTGGCGAGTTTTGTTATCGCCGTCTAACCTTTGACCTCCGCACGAAACTACATTCGCCGTGGATTATTGAACCGCTAGAACCAGTCGAAAAGGAGTATTAGAAATGAGATGCCAGCTTTGCGGATGGAACGCAGAACACACAACCAACCTATCCTTTTGCCCTGATTGTGGATCTGATGAGAACCTATCTCATTACGCAGACGAGGCTAATGACGCATACATCCATTGCTACGCGTGTAACACCATGATGTTGTATTGGCAGTATCGCGCTCACACCTGTGGATAACTCTGTGGATAACTTTTTTCAAATCCGCAGTCGCGTTCCATAGAAAATCAGCGTTCATTCTTATCTTACTATTTAGTAAAATAATAATGAAGAAGGTCTCCCTTAAGTTAAGCGATTTAGATTTCATAAAAACTAAATAAAAACCCCTATAAATCAAGGATCTTTTTTTAACTTTTTTCTCAAATACCCTTGACGAAACCAAAAAACCGTGTAATGTAAGAAATACCGAAGATAGCAAGGCTATCTTCTTACCTACGACAGAAAGGCTCAAATGTCCATCCAGCACGATAAGTTCGGTGAACTCCTGACCGCAAAAGAGACCTGTGAGATTACAGGTTTCACTATGAACCAGCTTCGAAACTGGCGCGTGCCAGCCCGCCGATCACTCGCACCAATCGGTTATGTCGCCATTGGCGCAACCCCTTACTACCGCAAAGTTGTCGTTCAGGCTTGGCTTGATGAGAATGGTCAGCAGCAGGGCGTTTACTTCCCATCTGAGCTTGATAAGCGCTTCCCTGTTGCTATCGGTGAGGCTCTATCTGTTGAGCAGAACCTAAACAACGCCATACTAAGCAAGATCTCGACTGAAACCGTGAATGACTGGCTAAACCAACTTGTTGATGTTCGCGGTATTGGTATCAACAAGGAATGGAAGGAGACTTATACCGAAGTTCAGAACGCGCTTGGTCTGCCTAATGTAGCCGTCTCATCTATGCTCAAGCACACTAACCCACACTTCTGGGATGTAGCCGTTCACTCAGCGAGACTATTTACCGTTCGTGATAAGGGCATGGACGTATCGCTTGATGACTTGCTAGCGATGTCAGTTGGCGACACTCCTCCAGCTCGTGAGGTGAAGTTCAAGTGATTGACCTAACTAAGGTTGGCTACCTAAGCATGCCCAAGAATGGTCCAACTGTTCGTGTTCGCATCTCTTCCATGATCACTACTATGGCTAACCGTGAGAAGCGACCACGCAACGAGATCACTAATGAGGAAATCCATGCCTACCTAAAGACATGGTGTCAAAAGAATGGGCTTGCTAAGAACTATGAACTCTGGCAAGCTGAACTAACTAACTAACCCAACAACCACTAACCGAAAAGGAGTAATACAAATGGCACGCTATTCATTCTGGTATTCAGAAACCTACACATACAAGGCTTGGTTTGAAGCCGACTCTATCGAAGAAGCACGAGAGCTCCTCGATCAGGTTTGGAACTCAGACCTTGACATGGAGGAAGACCTACCTAAGTTCGGCAACAAGGATAAGAACTTCGAGCTAGACATTGACCTAGCTACCTTGGAAGAGGTTGAGAACTAATGGGTAATCGCGTAACCGTATCTATCAGTTCACAGGAACACGAGTCACCGATCAACATCTATTCACACTGGTCTGGTGATGAGATCTACCCTGTTGTTCAGCAAGCCCTAGAGGAGTCAGACCGTATCGGTGATGCCTCTTACCTATCAGCCCAGATTGTTCACGCAGTCTTTACTGATCTTGGCTATGACGGCAAGTTAGGCTTCGGCATCTGGACTGGCGAGGCTCACGGCCTTACTGATGATAACGACACTATGTTTGTAGACGCAGATACGGGCAAATGGCGTATCGGTGACGGTGAGATGGACTGGCAAGACCACACTACCCGCGTTGATGAGGTGACATCTAATGCTGAACTATACCGACCTAGAGATGAACCTCTGGACTGATGGCGATACCTGTTGGCTCTCCGCCTATGGGCGTGATGAGTTCAACGAGTTGGACACCCAGCACTTTATCTCTGTTGAGATCGCTGAGTCTGATTACCGCATCTTCACCGCTGATGATGACGCTTGGTATGCCGAAGGTGATCGTGAATACCAAGCACTACTAGGCACATTTATTATTTACCAACTAAACAAGAAAGCGAACGAAAATGAGTAAAGATCTATGGGTATCAGCTGACGGCTCTTGGGGCGTCAATGAGGTAAAGAAGTTCGACACTACCAACTGGCAGGATAAGGACTGGGATCGCCTTGACGAGGAGTGTGACAGCCTCAAGCTAGCACTAGCTAAATACATTACTCGTAAGCGCAACAAGCAAGCCAAGAAGCAGGCTAAGGCTCAGGAATGGTGCAAGGCATTTGATGCCCAGTTCCCCGATGTTCGCACCTTTATCATTGGCGAAGACGGCGTAGAAGAAATCTTTGAGTAACAAAGATGCCCCGCCGAAAGCCAAGCTCTCAAGGCGGGGCATCTTCTCCCAAACAAACACTAACCGAAAGGAAGTTAGTAATGACCGACAAACAACCACGATTGCCGTATTCAAAGGATACACCACAGAATGTGCGTTTGTCTAGTAGCTTTCTGGACTCAATCCGTGTTCTCGGATGGAAACCAACAGCTAACGCTGCTCTCGTAAATACCTTTTACAAGGGCAACACGATCGTATCTATCCAAGCAACCGCACGACTCGGAAAAAACTATCATCTTGTGATTAGCAAAAATGATGGTGTTGTGATTAGACTGCTTACACAGTCAGAAATCCTAGATCTTCTGAGAACCCTATAAAAAGTAAAGGAAAGCAAATGTCTACCAAAGAAACCACCGAGCGCGACCTCATTGCTGAGGCTAAGGAAGCTCTAGTCACCACCCCTAAAGCCACTAAAGAGGATACTAACCTCGTTGAGGCTACTGACCCAATCCTCGCTAACGAGCTTCTTGCTCGCCGTGTAGCGCTCGTTGACCAGATCAAGTTGCTCACAGCTGAGAAGGTTGAGATTGAGAACATCATCAAGGATGCGATTGGCAAGAAGGACTCCCTAACCATTCACGGCGCTAAGGTTGCCAGCATCTCTCGTTGGCGTGAAACTCGTGTGCTTACTGATGTTGTTCGTGAGATGCTCCCAGTCCTTGACTACCCAGAACTCTACAAGCGTGAGTCTAAGTCGAAGTTGACGGTTCACTAATGTTTATCTGGACTGAAATCAACGGTAAGCAGACCTTCATCAATGACCACGAGATAGATCCTTGTGATGATTGTGGCGAATACCTTGGCACTTGTGAGCTGAATGGCTGTGTTGAGGGTGACCTTGAATGTGAAGCTGAGAAGCCTTGCTGGTCTTGTGGCGCACCAAACGCATACGCCTGTCATTGCGACAACGACTACGAGAGCGCGGTTGGCAAGTGATTTTCGATGAAGTTCTCTACGACTATCAGAAAGAAGCTGCCACTCGTATTGCTGAGTCTAAGCGCATCCTTCTAGCCGATCAGCCTGGCTTGGGAAAGACTCTCGAGGTGCTTGGCGCACTAGAACTTGCTGGGCTATTCGATCGACCGTCTATTATCTTGATTGTTACCCCTATCATCAACGCTCAGACTACTTGGCGTGACACGGTTGAGCGCTTCTTGAAGCCTCGCTATCCTGACCTATCTCTGATTGATGTGAGCAAGGGCACAGCGAGCCAGAAGGCTAAGCAGTTCGACAAGGTTTACCCAGATGGTCCAGTCATTGTTCTTGCTAACCACAACGCGCTTGACTTGACTGCTAAAGGCGTTCGTGTGGCTCAGCTAGTTACTCCTGAGTATGATGCCGTGGTCATTGACGAGAGCCATATGGTTCTACCTATCAAAGATCCTCGCAAGTTGACCAACTTCTGGAAGGGCTTGAACAAGGTCAAGATGAACTCTGACTGCATCCGTGTGGCTATCTCTGGCACGCCTGATCGTGGCAAGCTGGAGAACCGTTACGGAACTTGGATGTTCTTGCACCCTGAGCGCATTGCTACTAAGTGGGCTTGGCTTGAAGAGAACTTTTGGATGAACGAACAACGCGTCTCTAAGACTCGCACAATAAAGGTCGCCACTACCCTGAAGAACCAAGGTATGTGGCTTGAGCGTGATCGTTCTTGGATGATCCGCCGAACTAAGCAAGAAGTGCTACCCCAGCTACCTCCTAAGCGTTATGTTGATGTTGAGGTTGAGCTTGGTAAGGAGCAGCGTGCTGCTTATCTTGGTCAGCAGATCGAGTCAGAAAGGAAGATTTACGATGCTCGTATTGAAGAACGTGACAGTGGGGAGGCGATGGTCTTTGCGCTTCGCGCTCGCCAGCTATCCACATGTAGTTGGAGTCAGGATGCTGAAGGTAAGGTTTTACCAGTGGTCGGTGGTGAGTCTGCGAAACTCGAATGGTTATTGGAGTGGTTTAATGAGCGTGGATTTATTGAGCAAGATTCATTTGCAGATAATGCTGCGAAGGTTGTCATTGTCTCCAGCTTCTCGAAAGTTCTCCACTGGCTCAAGGCTGAACTAGATGAGCGTGGCATTGATTGTGCTGTCCTTGATGGTAGCAGTAGTGACACTCAACGCTCTGCTATCCAGCGGGAGTTCCAGGGTGGCTCTCTTCGTGTTGTTCTGCTCAGTGGGTCTATGGGTGTGGGTATCAATCTCGATGCTGCCGATGATCTCATAATGCTTGACTCACCTTACGATCCAGACCGCATTGAGCAGATCGAGGACCGCGTTCACCGCGCATCTAACATGCACCATGTGACTATCTGGAATGTGATCGCCGTTGACACTATTGACCAAGCAATCATGGAAAAGGTAAGTAAGCGTTACAAGATGACTCGCCAGATTATGGATGGCTCACGAGGTATTGAGTTTGGGCGAGACGTTATCGCCCTTATCAAAGGAGAGAAGTAAATGAGTAGCCTGAAAACAATTCAGTTTAATTTAGCCCGCGCATTGGAAGATGGCGGCGGTAGCGATGAAGAAGCGGAGATGTATGTATCGGAAATAACTGCTTGTGTCGAAAGTCGTATCATCAATCTGATTGAGCCATTTACAGTATGCGATGATGATTGCGACCATTATGGATGCACCACTTTCGTAGCCGAACAGGTAATCGCTCTTATCAAAGGAAAGAAGTAAATGACCTATCAAATCAATGTGCAATGGAAAGGCACGGATGTCTGCCTTGACTTCAACTGCCCTTGTGGACAGTTTTCACACATAGACGGCTTTACCTTTAGTTACATCAAATGCTTCGCTTGTGGGCAAAACTACAAGTTGGCAAGCGAAATCCCATTTGAGGCAGTAGATGAAAGCGAAACTGTTGGTGGCGGACTAATAGATGTAGACCAACTCGACCTTATCAAAGGAGAGAAGTAGATGAGTGAACCTGTTTGCCCACGCTGCAAAACAACACTTATCTGGATGATGCGTAAAGGACAAACTATTCCCAAAATGGGGGACGCAGGATACCAATGCCCAGATTGCTCTCTATTCGTAGCCTATCCCCCATCTGAACAAATTAGGGAGGCTATGAAGCAGGAGGAAATAGAGCCTAGGTGGTGGCCAGCACGAGGTTACTTTACTGCAACTCCTAAGCAACTTGAGCGTCTAATCACCCTAGGAGCAAAGCAAGAGCGTGAGCGCATCATCAAGGTAGTAGAAGGTTATTTACACCACGACTATCTGACTGGGCAAAATGAAGATGAGATGCTGGATGAACTCTACCTAAGTGAATTAATCACTCTTATCAAAGGAGAGAAGTAAATGAGTCTCGAAGCAACCATCGGCTACACTATCCGATCAATCCGCATGAGCAAGGGTGTGTTCGCTAAGGATGTGGCAGCTCGTGTGCCTATGTCTGCTGGGTATCTGTGCGAGATTGAACGCAACGAAGCTGCACCTTCTATCCTTATGCTTGCTGACATTGCTAAGGCATTGGATATGAAGGTGGCTGACCTTTGGTATGAGATCTATAAGAACTTAGGTGGCAAGAGTGAGTCGTAAGCATGAGTCACAGGCTGGCTTAGTCTGTGGCTTTGAGATGTATGCATGTGATCGTCCTGCTCGCAAGCGCGGCTATTGCAACTCTCATTACACTTGGCACCACCGCAATAACCCGAACCCTACTGGCAAGATCTGCTCAGTCCCAGGCTGCGGCAAACCTCACCGAGGCAGAGGCTATTGCGTTACCCATTACTCGAGCATGTATCAGAAAAATAAAGAGGCACTCTTTGAAGAAGGAGATAGCTTTGACTATGAAGATTTCTGGCAGTTCGTAAAGAGAGAACTTAGGTTATGAGCAAAAATGAAAAGATGTGGGATGCGATCAAACTCGCTGACCTTATCAAAGAAGAAGCCTTTGGCAAGACTCCTTGTATGGATGACCCTGACCGCTGGTTCCCTGAGCAGAGTAGCGATACTTTAGAGACCTCCTCTGCCTCGATGCGAGCGATCAACGCCACCAAGCAAGAGTGCAAGACCAACTGCTTCGTGATCAATGAGTGCCTAACCTATGCGCTCAAGCACAAGGAAGACATGGGGATCTGGGGTGGCACTTCAAGTGTTGAACGCCGTCAGCTCCGCGCACTAAGAAAGAAAATGTCTGACCCAAATGCTAAGGTGAACTTCTAATGAAAGAGACAAAATGCCAGTAAAGATTTTAGGTGTAGACCCTAGCGACTACACCCAGCTAGACCAAGAGGCGCACGATACAGCTACTCGCTGGATGCGCCGTATCCAAGAGCTTTACATCACCGAGCGTTCTCACCAGAAGATCATTGGTATCTCTGAGGTCGGCTCGGACTGCCGTAAGTGCGTGGCTCGTAAGCTTGCTGAGAAGCCTAAAGACATCTCAGGTGGCTGGTTCCCTTTTATGGGCACAGCAGTCCACCAGGCATTGGAGGATGGCTTTGCTGGGCGTGAGTGGGCGAGCGACTATATGCTTGAGAACCGCCTACATGTTTTCTCTTACAAGGGCTTGGAGCTTGGCGGTTCATGCGATATGGCAGCCGTCTCAGTTCAGGGCTCGAACATTATTGTCAATGATTGGAAAGTTGTTGGCGAGCGTGCGATCAAGGATGCTGCTAACGGCAAGATCAAGGATCAGTATCGCGTTCAAGCTATGCTGTACGGTCTCGGATGGAAAAAGAAGGGCTATGAAGTTACTCATGTTAGTCTTTCATTCCTACCGCGAGACAAAGACCTTGCAGAGGCACAAGTTGTCATGCTACGCTATGACGAACAGCTTGCTTTAGATGCTCTTGCAGCTCTAGAGGTGATGATTGATGCAGCCGAGATTGTCGGTTGGGATGCAGTCATTGACAAGCAACCAAAGGCTTCGTTCTGCTTCGACTGTAAAAAGTATGAGCAGAACGAAAACAATGATCTAAGTAAATACTTCGATCTCAACTAATAAAACAAAGAAAGCAAATCAAAATGGTAAACATTCAAGAAGTAAACCTTCCAGATCCAAACTCACTATTCGCAACGAAGTCAGTTCCATCGATTTCATTCAAGGACTCAAAGATCGGTGACTCATTCACTGGCACCATCACCGACATTGAGACCGCTCAGGTTCGTGACTTTGAGACCAACGAGCCAAAGTTCTGGGACGATGGCAACCCTCAGCTACAGGTTGTACTAACCCTTGCTACCGACTACATCGATGACACCATTGATGGCGATGACGGTTCTCGCAAGCTTTATCTAGTTGGTCAGAAGTTGACCGCTATGAAGCAGGCTGTCAAGGAGTTCGGTGGCAAGCAGGTTGCTAAGGGTCAGATCATCACCATCACCTTTACTGGTGAGAAGCCTAACGCTAACAAGCGCTACAACGCTACCAAGCTTTACGGCATCACTCTAGCTGAGGGTAAGACCAACCCTGACGCAGACAAGATCCTCGGATCTCAGGGCGCTAAGCCAGTTGCTGCTGAAGGTGATAAACTTACTCCAGAGCAGGTTGCAAAGGTTCAGAAGCTCAGCGAAGCTGGCTTTGACGATGCAGAGATTGCTGAGACCATGGGCGTTAACAAGTACGCTGTGACCGCAGTTATCGAAACCTTCTAATCATTTAGAGACCAGGAGAGTGCAGTCATATAGCGGGCTGCACTCTCCTTTTATCCCCCGAAAGGACAATAGGCAATGACCAAGCCATTCCAAGAACTTCTTGAGCGTCTAGGACGCGAAGCAACCTCTCCAGTCACTATCTGCTACCAGAGCGCTACTCAGGGCTTCAAGGTAAAGCAGACTAAGGTTCAGCACGCTGACACCGTTGTCGAGGCGCTGACCGAGATGAACGCCAATGTTTGGTATGAGATCAACCCTTCTACTTCAACCCTTCGTGCACGCGCAGAAGATGTTGAGCGTTTGTCAGCCGTTTGGATTGACATTGATTACAAAGAGACAGGTATTCAAAGTGAAGAGAACGCGTCTAGTCTGGTGGACTTACTTTCAGACCTTATTGGCGTATCGCCTACTGCGGTGGTCTATTCTGGTCACGGTCTCCAGCCCTACTGGGCTATTGATCCAGAAGAGGAATATACACAAGAACAAGCTGCAGGAGTCCTTGCACGCTGGGGTGCGTTCGTTCGCTGGGTGGCTGCATCGCAAGGCGGGTCGCTCGACTCCGTATTTGACCTACCACGAATCTTTCGGGCCCCTGGCTCTACAAATTTCAAAGATTCACTATCTCCGATTCCAGTATCGGTTACTTTCCCAGAGGCTTGGCGACCACTAAGCCTAGAAGAGCTCAATGATGTTCTTGACACTCACGGCTTTACCAGCCTTTACACAATGCCAGAGGAGTATGCCCTTGTCTCAGGATCAAAAGAATGGTCGTACGCCGATCACGACTGCCACTGGGTTAGCAATCTATTCAGCTCTGTACGGCCTTCCAACGGAGTCCCCAAGTCGCGCCACGGTTGGCTACTACAGCAGCTTATTAAGATCAATGCCGCTCACCGTAATGGTTGCCTCTCAGAAAGTTCCGCTCACCTTCTTGTCGAAGTCCTAGACGAGCGCTTCCGCACCTTCCTAAAGGCTGCTCCATCACGCGAGATGAACAAGGGTGAGCTAGAGTCAGCAAACCTTTGGGCTGTTGCTCGCGTTGAGGCTATGACCACTCAGAAGCTCAAGGAAGAGCTAAAGAACCATAAGCATGACTCACTTGCTAGCGATAACCCTGAGGCTGCCATGACTATGGAGCCGATCGAGGATGCTGATCACGAGAACATTACTCAGGTTTACCTAGAGTCATTTCAGACTTATGGCTTGAACGATACCTCTAACTCATGGCGATTGAACTACTACATGCAAGGTCAGTTCCGCTATGTAACAGGTCTTGGCTGGTTCTTCTGGGATGGCTCACGCTATGTCCTAGATGCTGACAAGTCAATCATTCAAATGGCTGCCGATGCTGTCAACCCAGCTAAGGGATTATCTCTTGGCAAGGAAGGCATCAAGTGGGTACAGGTTTCACAGAACAAGGATAGGTTGCAAAATGCTATTGCCATTTCTGCTACAAGCCCAGAGATCCTCATTCAATCAGTTGACTTGGATGCAGAAGCAAATAATCTCTGCACTCCTGGCGGTATCGTCAACCTCCAAACAGGTGAGATTCGCCCAGCGGTTAAAGGTAGTGACTTCAATACACGCCAAACCTCTGTCACTCCTGCAACTATTCCTACTCCTAAATGGACGCAGTTTCTACGCGACACTATCGAAGATGACGATCGTATTGCATACGTCCAAGAACTATTCGGCGCTGCTCTGTTTGGAGATTCCCGTTATCACGTTCTTCCCGTCTTTGTAGGTTCTGGAGCCAACGGTAAGTCAACCCTTGTAAGCATTATGGAAGGCATCCTGAATGACTACGCAGCCACCATGCCTGAAAACTTTCTACTTGATACCACAGGGAATGCTCACCCGACCGACATTGCTCGGCTACGAGGTGTACGATTCGCCGTGGCTCAGGAAACCCGTCCAGACGGCAAGTTTAACGAGTCACGAGTCAAGATGCTTACGGGTGGCGATGTCCTATCAGCACGCTTCATGGGACAGAACTTCTTCGACTTCAAGCCAACGCACACGCTATTCATGGCGGTCAACCACCTCCCAGAAGTTAAGAGTGGTGGAGATGGTTTCTGGAGAAGGCTTCGCAAGATTGACTTCCGTAAAACAATCGCACCTGAGAAGCGTAAGGAAGGCTTGGCTCAAGAACTTATTGAGCAAGAAGGCCCAGGTATTCTTCAATGGATGATCGAGGGCGCCGTCCGAGTCAGCACTGTAGGATTCAACGAGCCTGAGTCTGTCAAGCTTTCAACCCAGTCATACCGTCATGAGGAAGATCACATTGCTAAGTTCTTGGAAGAGAAGACTATTGTTGCCGATGGAGCTACTGCTGGTCGCAATGTTGTTTACAACGCTTATCGTGACTGGTGTATGGAGAATGGTGAAAAGCCTATTGCTCAGAATGCGCTAAGCCGTGAGATCAAGGGTCGCTTGGGCGTCTCAGAGTCAACCACTGCTGGCTACAAGGTATTCCTTGGTATGGAGCTGATGCAGATCAACTCAAGCAATAACTCATCATCGATCGCTGACATGCTCGGCATCATTGAGGAAGAAAAAGATGACTGGTACAAACGCTAATCCTTGTTTCGGCTGTCGGGCTGGCTTTCACAACGAGTGCGAGTCGGTCTGGCTGGAAATAACGGATGAAGAATGCTGCTGTGGTGGCGATGTAACCTTCGATGCTGGCGGTAATGTTCGCATTGATGTTACCGATGCAACCGAGTTCACTGGCATAGAAAAGGAGATTGACAATGGATACATCAATGATGGATACCAAGGAAATAAATCTCTCAGCGAGTACAGCGACCCTGTTTCTACAGGACGTAAACGAGCTAAGGAGATGTATCCAATCACTCCAGGCATGGTATGCGAGTGGGCTGGTCTCAAATTTGCAGGTGGCGGAGTTACGCCGATCGTTGGTTGCGTTGGACGACCAGCTTCTGACCGTCATCACGGACCTGACAAAAACACAATGAACAATGCTCCAGGCAACCTTCACCGCATCTGCGATCACTGCCACAACACTTGGCACGCATTGAATGACCCGCACTACGGCGAGCGCCCTGAGCACACTAAGCCATTCCTGCCACTAAGCGGTGAATGCTGCGCTCACGATGCAAAGACTCGTGCAACTACTGCTGAGATTATTGAAGCTGAGACTAAAAGGCTACAGGCTTAGTGCCGTCAAAGCGATAGAACTTTACCTTAGGCAGGATCTGCTTCAGCCCAGCAAGCAACTCAGTATTGTTGTCAACATAGTCAGTTACACCATGCTGCTGGATAGCGCGGGCTTTACCAGCGATCTTTGCCTTCATATTTCCAGAGACAAACTCTACACCAGTGCAGTTAGGCTCGTGCTGCTTTAGCCAGATGCGAGTAGCCTTCTCAACCTTAGGATCTCCGCCGCGTGCAGTGATAGCAACAAATGGCATTGATGGCGTATAGAGCACCTTTGCTCCAAGGATTGCTTCTAGCTGAGAGCGTGAATGCTTGAAGTCAGCATGAGCAAGAGTATCATCAATGTCAAAACCATACATTACTTCAGTTTAGCAGTGAACTTCTTGCCACGGAACCAAGCAACACCTGAGTCAATCTGCACAAGTTCATAGTATGGCTGATCATTAACGTCAAGCGTTACTACGCAGACACCTTGTTGCCAGTTCTCGTGGTATCTAGCTGAACTGCCGTCAATCTTAGTTGACCCATTGACGGATGGTACAGCCCCGTCAACGCGGCATAGGCAGCCTGGTGATACGGCAATAGATCGTATGGCTCCGTCTCGATTGAATACAGTTTTGCTCTGTAGCTCGAGGCGATGTGCATGACCAAAGATGGTTGATATGTGTGGGTCTGCGTTGGTATAGGCTGCAGCAGTAGACCCATTAGATCTCGCTTTGTTTCCGTGTACTGCGCGTAGGTTGGGAGTAAGCCAATAAGCTCCCGCTGGGTAAGCATCAATGTACTCGACACCAATCTCATCTAGTCTCAATAGATAGGGAATGCTCATCACTGGCAACTCGTTAGCGTTTGCACGCTTCAAGCCCCAAGCTGCTGCAGCATTAGTCTGGATGAACTTCTCCAGACGGCGATCATGGTTACCTTCAATGAGAACGATGTGAGCCTTTTCACCAGCTGCAGCTCGCTGCTCTTGCAGGAATAAGTGCCCACGGTCAAACGCCTTCTGAGTAGTGCCAGCAAAGGCAGCCTCCTGCTCAAAGCGTCCAAAGGTAGGTAGATCTAGATAATCACCGAGATTAACAACAGCGTCAACACGATCAGTATCTGCAAGATAAGAAACGATTTGGAGTGCAACATCCATTGCTCCTTCATCATGAAATGCTGACCACTTGTCATCAATAAAACGGTAACCGATCTGCGGGTCAGGTAGGCAGACAGCAACCTTGTGCTTAGTTTTAGGATCTTTGTACGGCTTAGGCGCAGTAATGTTTACTGGCTTAGCAACGGTAACTGGTTCCCACTTAGGCTGTGGGCGCTCGTTCAAAGAACTAAGCACAGCGACAAGCTCCACTGCGATGCTTCCAAACCTTGCCATCGGTTACAGGAAAACCCAGCTTAGTCAAGTTTGCCGCTAGTTGGCGGCTTGACCACGCTGGGTTTGCGAGTGACTCTTCAAAGATCTTCAGATCTTTTTCGTCAAAAGTATCGATGGCTTGCTGCATCATTGTGCAGAGTTTATCTTCGGATGGTAACTGAAGTGCTTCGAGCATGCTTTGCTATCCCTTCGGGTTTTGCCTTCAGGGAATAGCCTAGCATGCTTTGCTGTTAAACGGTTAGTGCTGCAACCTGATCTTCAGTTAGACCAAGTGCTACAAGCGCTGCAATAGCCTCAGCCTTAGCAGCAGCCTTAGCAGCAGCTTCAGCTTCCTGCGCTGCACGAGCTTCAGCAGCAGCAGCAGCGTCAAGCTCGCGCTGAGCGATTTCTTCAGCGGTTAGGGGGATCTCAACCGTTTCGCCAGTTTCGCAGTTAACTTCAAGACGGGTAGGAATTTCAGACATTTTTTTCTTTCTTTCGAGATTAGGCTACGGTAGTTGTTCCTGATGAGCCTTTTGTAACTCCATAAAGTGAGATACTCGAGCCAGCAATCCAGTTATTAGCTTCACAGACAATGCTCAATGATGTAATTGCAGAAGTTCCAGTCCATTTTCCAGCAATAATAAAAGCAATAGAGGCTGCTGAATCATTTTCTCTTACATTATCAACGCTGACAGCTTTTACTGCACTTGAAGTATAGTTTGGAATATAAATAGAGGTATTTCCAAAAGTATTAGCAGTCTGTGTCAGGGCAGGTGCCTGACCAGTATAGATTGCAGTACCACCAGCGCCATTGCTTCCAGAGGAAGTAGTCGATCCATTTCCTGAAAGTTGTCTATCCGAGTAGGTGCTCGTACTATCGCCATTGAAGCGCAGGAAATGACCAATCTGCGGGTTATTCAAATCACCACGAAGGCTCATCATCAGAAATAGATCAGTATATGTCTGAGGAATTGAGGTAAAACTAATGCTCGTAGCGCTAGATCCAAGTGTCTGACTGCTAATAAGTGTAATAGCCATTAGCTCACAATTCCGTAAAGGGCAAACGTAGATCCAGCGGACCAAGTATAGCCACCAGTATATGGCAATAATGTAATTGAAGTTACAGCAGATGTGGATACCCAGCGCCCTACATGCATATCAACTGCACCAGCTGCTCTATTTGTTCTACCAAGAATAGTTTTATGCTTATCAGTTGCTGAATAATCATTTATTTCCCATAGATGATTAGTCTCACCAACTACTGTAGTAGTAAAAGCAGATGAATCTAAATTCATAAATGTTCCACCCTCGGTACCTGTACTAGGGCTTGTACCATTTCCAGTTGCGTAAATACCAACATAATTATTTCCGCTATCACCATTTAAGCGAAAAATATTATTTGAATTTGCTGAAGTTGCAGCACTAATAATTAAACGAAGATCTCTGTAAGTATTAGGTATGTTAGAAAATGTCACGGTAGCCTGTGTTGAACTAAGCGTGATATTAGCAAGTGGCACTATAGCTGATGAAGCCATTTAATTCCATCCATATAAAGAAAATCTAGAACCTGAAACAATATTGCTAGCACTTTGCAAGCTAAAAACAATTGATGTTACAGCTGATGTGTTTAGCCAAAGTCCCGAGCCTATCACCAGGTTATTGGTAACACCACCAAAACTTTTTACAGTTTTATTTTTTGTGGTTTGCGTATAATCTAAAACATCAATTACACCAGTACCAAAAGCGCCAGTCGTAGCACCGCCACCAGCAATAGCAAAAACAGAACTAATCTTATTTCCTGAGTTGCTAGAAGAATATCCGAGAGATCCAACTGATGACCCAGTGCTATATAGTTGGTGATAGGCGTAGGAACCAGAAGTTCCATTAAAGGTGACACATAGATCCGAAGCAGATCCAGCTGAATCTGTTCTACCAGTTAAGCGAATTTGAAGATGCTTAAAAGTTTGTGGAATGGAACTAAATGTTACTGAAGTAGCATTTGCACTAAGTACTTGCGTGCTGATTAGTTGAAAATCGGAACCTATAACTGGACCAAGTGGACCCAGGCGCTGCCAAGCTCTTGAAGCGGCGTTTCCAATGGTTTGCAATAGAGGCATTATGCTGCCTTAGTCTGCGAAGCCAATACTGTAAAGGTAGCCGAAGCAGTCTTAATAATTGTGACCGTATAGATATCGATAGCCGATGCATTACCAGCGGTAGGCGCAGTGCCACCAAGCCACTTAGGGGTAACTGCTGATCCATCAATCTGCCAAGCAGTTGGATAGTAAGCAGTAGATCCATTAGTCACTAGCAAGGTTGCAGTGATTGATTCACCAACAGCCATAAGGGTGTTTAGTGCAACAGTAGAAGTTGATCGGAAGTTTACAGTTCCTGAAGCAGTTGAGTTTGCAGTGATGTACTGTACTTCACCGCTAGTAGTAACATCATAGGTATAACCAGCAAAGCCAGTACCTACAGTGGTAACCTTCTCACGAGTTGATCCCTGTAGCAATACGCCAGTAAGTGATGATACCGAAAGACCACCGTAAGCAAGGGAAGTCCAGGCGGTAGAGCCATCACCAATCTTGAAAAGCTTTGAGTCAGTTTCTAGACCAAGTTCACCAATGGCTAGGGTAGGGTTAGCGCTGGTCCAGTTCGCGGCAGTATCGCGCCTGAATTGAATTTGAACAGCCATTAGACTCCACTCGCATTTCCACCAGAGATTGGTGAGATTCCGCCATAAATTGAATTTGATGCTCCACCATCAATATTAGCATAGCCCATTGGGGCAGAAGAGTTCTTCCACTTAGAGGTGGCGGAGTCATATACAAGTACCTGGTTATTTACAGGTGAAGTAACTGCAAAGCTAGTCAGATCTGCAATAGCATGCGTATGCGATGCAGCAGCCTTGCCAGCCAAGTCGCTAACAAGGTTAGTTACTTGCGACTCAGCAACAGTCAGCGTTGACTGCGCTGCATTCTTCCAAAGCCCAGTCGCAGAATCGTACTTGATTAGATCACCATTAGCAACTGAAGTAATTAGAACATTGTGAAGTTCATCTAGCTCAAAGCCGTTTTGAGGGTTTACGAAGATCTCACCAACAGTTGCTGATACGCGAGTAACAACACCGATGTAAACCATGTGCGCTGGGGAAACTGGCTTATTTGCTAAACCGTAAAGAAGCGCCCCAGAAACGCCAAGCCAAACTGGGTCACCTGCAGCAGCAGTAGAAGTATTCAGCCCACTTAGCAAGCCCTCAGTAACAACATTGGCAAAACCGTTGATTGCAACAGTTGCATCTAGCAGACCCATAGTCTTTGATGAGGTTGCTTCAGAAGCATTTGAAGATAGAGACACAATCATGTTCGTGCCGTCAGCTGAGCTTACATAGACTGGCTGACCCTTATTGATTGCAACGGCAGCCTTAACCTGATGGCGAATTGACTCCGAGAAGTTAGGAATCCAAGTTGTGTTGTAGTCAGTGCCGTCAACCTTTGCAAGGATCTGTCCAGTAGTTCCACCTGCAGCAACGCCAGGTCCAGTTGCACCAGTAGGTCCAGTAGCACCAGTTGGACCAGTAGGTCCAGTTAGTCCAGTTGGTCCAGTAGGACCAGTAGGTCCTGCAGGTCCAGTAGCACCAGTTGCTCCAGTAGCACCAGTTGCTCCAGTGTCACCCTTCTGCAAGGTGAAGTTCAAAGTTTGCGCTGGCGAAGTTCCAGTGATCGTTACGGCAGGCGATGCGCCTGAGGTAACAGTTCCAATGCTTAGAGTGTTAGCTGGTCCTGCAGCACCAGTTGCGCCAGTAGCACCAGTTGGTCCCTGAATGCCCTGAATACCCTGAGGTCCAGTAGCACCAGTTGCTCCAGTAGGTCCAGTTGGTCCAGTAGGTCCAGTAGGTCCTGTTGCACCAGTGGCACCAGTTGGTCCAGTAGCACCAGTTGCTCCATGAATTGCAAGTGGGAACCAGTGCGTTGCAGTTAGGGAAGGAACTTCTCCCACAGTTGGGTCGCCTGAAGCAAACCAAGATGACTGGTCATAGTAGACGGCATCATTATTGACGTAATCTACAGTGCTTGACCAAGTACCCTGCCAGTTGATTCCAGTTGCGCCAGTTGGTCCAGTAGCACCAGTTGCGCCAGTATCGCCCTTATCACCCTTTGGTCCAGTTGGACCAGTAGGACCAGGCACAGTAGAGTCTGCACCAGTAGCACCAGTATCACCCTTGACACCCTGAATACCCTGAGGTCCCGTTGCGCCAGTATCGCCCTTGTCACCCTTGATGCCCTGAATACCCTGAGGTCCAGTAGCACCAGTAGCACCAGTAGCACCAGTTGCTCCAGTTGCACCAGTAGGACCAGTAGGTCCAGTTGGTCCAGTTGCACCAGTAGGACCAGTAGCACCAATAAGCGAAGTTAGCCACTGGTCTACAGTGCCAACAAAGCCCTGAGCAAGCGCAATCTGGTATGCAGATAAACCAGCAGCACCCTGCGTAAAGTATGGAAGAGTAACCCAGTTAGAAGTTCCGTTACCAATCTTGACCTTTAGAGTGTCAGTCTCGACACCCATTTCACCATCTGCAAGAGTTGGGTTAACAGAGGTCCACTGAGCAGCAGGACCGTGGCGTAGCTGAATGATTACTGCCACTAGATAATTCCTCCGCCATCAAAGTGTGGGATTGGTGTGTAAATTGAATCTGGCTTTCCTCCATCAAGATTCCAGATTCCACCTACGATATCCGAGAACGCGATCTTAGGCGAGTTCTTTCCATCGTGGTTGTGATTGCCAGGAGAAGCCTGATTTGGACCAATACCTAGCGTGTGGTGCAAAGCTGTCTTGGCTGAGTCCTTGTCAGAATTGAGGTGAAATAGGTTCACTTCCTCTGGAGACGCAACATTAGCCATGTTAGAATTCTATCGCATACTTAAAGGAGACGACTATGAGTAAGGCAAAACAGATCGGCACGGCTGCCGAGACCGCTGTACGTAAGCATCTACTTGCACAGGGCTACAGCGAACTAGAAGCACATCGCAATGTTCTAAAGGGAACTAATGACGAAGGCGATGTTTGGCTACGCGAACCACTTCGTGGTCTAATCGTATTTGAGATCAAGGGTGGCAAGGCTGCCAAGGAGGCTTCTTATGGGCAAATCGAAAAATGGTTCCAAGAAGCAGAACTTGAGAAAACTAACGCAAAGGGTAAGTTTGGTTTCCTCGTTACTCAGCGTGCTGGTGTTGGTGCTCCTCGTGCAGGCGAATGGTGGGCATATGCCAAGCTCGGAGATCTATTTGAACTTAGGAATCACCTCCCTAGTACTGACGCTACTCTCGTCCGTATTCGCCTTCAGGAATTGGTTGGACTAATTCGTGGCGAAAGATAGCTTTGATCTAAGCGATGTTCTTCTTCGCCTAGGTGAAGGTTTGCAGGAATCTGTTCATGCACCAAATTTGTACAACTACAAGCCAAGTGAGAAGCAGCAGCTCTTCCACGAAATGCAAAACAAAGCTCGCCTTTACATCGGCGGTAACCGTTCAGGTAAATCTGTAGGTTCAACCCTTGAGGGCATCTACTATGTCACGCATACACACCCTTGGCGCAAGACTCCAGAAGGTCCAGTACGCGGTCGAGTAGTCGCAGTTGACTTCCTCAATGGTGTGGATAAGATTATCCTGCCCTTGTGGAAGCAGTGGCTTCCTAAGAAGTATTTGATCAATGGCAGCTGGGAAGATTCTTATTCCCGCGAGCGCCATGTGCTCACTTTGAACAATGGCAGCTTTGTTGAGTTCATGTCGCAAGACCAGGACCTCGACAAGTTCGCAGGTTCATCCCGCCACTTTGTTCACTTTGATGAAGAGTGCCCTAAGACAGTTTGGCAAGAATGCCTCGCTCGTCTAGTGGATACTGATGGCGACTGGTGGATGAGCCAGACTCCCGTGCAAGGCATGGAGTGGATTTTTGATGACGTATTCATCCCAGCTAAGGAGGGGACAAAAGACATTGGCATTGTGGAAGCAAGCATGGAGGATAACCCAACCCTCTCTAAAGAAGCTATCGCACGCTATATGGAAAGCCTCTCGCCTGAAGAGCGCCTCATCCGAAAGAACGGACAATACGTCCATCTTGGCGGTGCAGTCTTTCCAGAATTCAGTCCTCTCACACACTGTATTCCTAAAGGACAGTTCAAACCCACTAGCAAGCATCGAATTATTCGAACAATGGATAGCGGATACACCAACCCCACCGTCTGGTTGTGGATGGCAGTTGACGAATATGGCACTATTACAGTCTTCAAAGAGCACTACCAAGACAAATGGAATGTTGCCCAGCATGCTGAAGTCGTCAACAAAGAAACGAAGCAGATTGTCCGTGAGTCGGGCGCAGAAGTCTATCTAACTACTGGTGACCCTGCGATCAAGCAGACCAAGGAACATACTGGAACCTCGATCCTGCAGGAGTACGCCAAGCACGGCATCTACATTGCAGTTGATCAGATTCCAAATGATCGCCGTGTAGGGCTTGAACGCATTCAGCAGTACATGAAGGTGAATCCTAAGACTGGCAAGCCTTGGCTAATGTTCACCGATGACTGCCAGCACTTGATTGCTGAGCTTCCTAAGCTGAAATGGAAGAAGCACGCTTCTCCAAAGATTGCTGAGCAGAAGAATAAGCTAGAGGATATCCGCGATAAGGATAACCACTGCTACGATGCACTCAAGTATGCGATGACCTTTATGGCAGACTTAGCTCCTGAAGCGCAGTTTAGTGAAGGCAAGCGCGAACAATTCCATGACATTTTCCGTACTGAATTTAATGCAACAAGTCCAGCTTCTGACTATGATGAAGGAGATGGCTGGGGAAACCAGTGGCGAGGAAACTCTTCGACACTAGAACTAGAAGGATAAAATGAGACACTTTCTTTACTTTGAAAACGGCGGTCCTTTCCCTGGGACTTGCATTTCTTGTGGCGATAACAAGCACCTATATGACATTCAAGGCACTCGTTTTGATGGCGGAAATAACCTGCTCTGCAAGAAGTGTGTAGGTGAACTAGCAGTCTTTGCTGGCTACGCAGAACTTGCTCCACTAGAGGAGCAGATCTATAACCTTGAGGCTGACATTGAAGCCCACGAGCGTGAACTAGCTCGCATCCCAGAACATGTAGAGGAACTTATCAATGGAATTCGTAGTAGCGTTACTGATTTTGTCTTTGCTGTTTCTTACAGCGACAGTATTGATCTTGCAGAGAGTGCTGAAAAGTCTGAACTACCAGTCGCACAACCTGCTGACGATGCACAGCGATCAAAGCGAGCTGCTAATCCACCTATCAAATCTGCTAGCAAGCAAGGATCCTCTAGCATTTCAGCAAGTTAGCGCAGTCTCAAACTTCGTTGAAGAGCCCTTTACTGGGCTTATTCAAACAGGGGATGAGCTTGAACTTGCTAGACTAGAGGCTGAGGCTAAATTGATGGACGCTGCATTTGACGCACGCCTAAGCGATATGGAATAGGTTTATGGCTAACGAGCAATACTTTGCTGGCAAAGATGGTCAGTACATTCAGGGCACCCAGCTCGAAGGTGAAATGGCTGGAGATTCAATCCTCAACCAGTTCAAGAAGAAGGACTCAGCTAAGAAGCTGGTCGCATGGGTAAAGTCTGAATATGAAAAGGCAAAGCAGGCTCGTAAGCTTGAAGAGCAAGACTGGTATCTCCAGCTTGCGTTCTATAACGGTAAGCAGTACCACGAGTGGGTTGAGAAGGGCAATGGTCAGATCCTCCAGGCTCCGCCGAACCCAGCAGGCACCCCTCGTATCACCATCAACCGCATTGAGCCAATCATCCGTACCGAGATTGCTAAAACAACCTCAGGTCACCCAAGTGCAACCGTTATTCCTGCATCAAACGATGATGACGACCTTATGGCAGCACAGGCTGCCGAGCAGGTCTGGCAGGCAATGTACAACAAGGCTAACTTCCAGACAGAGATCCTACAGAAGTCGGAATTCTGGCGAGCAGTTACGGGTAACGCATTTATCAAGACCTATTGGGACGCATCTGCTAAGCAGATCGAGCCAACCCCAGTCGTTGACCCATACACTGGGCAGAAGCGAGTAATCCAGCAGGTTGTTTCTACTGGTGACGTAGAGCACGAAGTTATCTCTCCATTCCACTTGTTCGTGCCTGACACGACTGAAGAGGACCTAGAGAACCAGCCGTACATTTTCAATGTGTACACCAAGAGCGAGCAGTGGGTAAAGACTAACTTCGCTGGTGTTCTACCTCCAGACTTCGTTCCAGCTAAGGTTTCAGCAACTGAGATCCTTGACGCAGCTCTAATGGATAACCGTGGCTCGCTAACCTCAAAGCCTGACGCAGTTCTAGTTATCGAAATGTGGGCTAAGCCAAACGGCTGCCCATTCCTACCAAAGGGTGGTCTTGTAACCATCGTTGACAACGAGATCGTGCAGTTTGCTGAGAACGGTATTCCTTACTCTCACAAGCAGTACCCTTTTGCTCACACTTACAGCATTCCGACTGGAAAATTCTATCGCCGCTCTGTAATCAAGAACTTGATTCCACTTCAGCGCGAACTAAACCGCACTCGCTCACAGATCATTCAGGCTAAGAACCTTATGGCTAAGCCTCAGATGATGTATGACGAGGGCTCAGTTGATCCAAAGAAGGTCTCAGCTAAGGCTGGTATCTGGATTCCTGTGCGCCCAGGCTTCTCACGCCCTACTCCAGTTCCAATTCAGCCACTTCCAGGCTATGTTCTGCAGGAACTAGAGCACCTTCAGGCAGACTTTGAGGACATCTCAGGTCAGCACCAGGTTTCTCGCGGCAACTCAGGTGGCGTAACTGCTGCAACTGCAATCAACTACTTGCAGGAACGCGATGACTCTTACCTCGCAACCGTATTCTCAAGCATCGAAGCTGCGATTGAGAAGACTGCTAAGCAGTCTCTAGGTCTATTCATTCAGTATGTAACCTCTGAGCGCCTAGTAAAGACCACTGGTCTTGATGGCTCATTCGATGCGTCAATGCTTTCAGGTGCAGATATTGCATCAGGTAACGACATTCGCATTGAGTCAGGCTCAGCGCTCCCTACTTCAAAGTCAGCACGTCAGTCACTGATCACAGAGTGGATGAAGATGGGCTTCATTTCTCCACAGGATGGCTTGAAGATCCTTGACATGGGTATGCTCAAGAATTTCTACAATCTAATCAAGCTTGATGAGAACCACGCATCACGCGAGAACCTAATGATGAAGAAGCTCACCCCTGAGATGATTCAGCAGTTCCAGATGCAGTGGGAACAGGGTGCAGCACAGGGTCAGCCAGATAAGGTTATTCCTGGACAGGTTGATGCAAACGGTCAGCCTATTCCGCTTCAGGTTCCTGCGGTTATTCAGGTCCACGACTACGATAACCACGCAGTACACATTGAGGTTCATAACCGTTTCCGCAAGTCTCAGTCATTTGAGACCTTGGATGACAGCATCAAGGCTGAATTCCAGAAGCACATTGCAATGCACCAAGCAGCTTTGCAGCAGCAGCAAGCCGAACAAATGGCTCAGCAGGCTGCTGCACAGGGTAATCCACAGGCTTCACCGCAAGCTGCTGGAATGCCAGATCAAACTGGGCAGACTGCTCAGCAACTACAGTAAGGAAAAATATGTCTGACGAGACGCAGGTATCACCTGAACAGACTACTGAGATTGATTCTTCAGTAGATTCGCAAGAAGAAGCTAAAGTACATCCCGCGTATGATAAGTTGCTCGCTGAGCTGCCAGAAGCCTGGCACTCAAAGGTAACCCCATACCTACAGGAGCAGGACAAGTATTTCCAGCAGCAGCTAGAGAAGTACACTCCGTTCAAGGACCTTGTTGATGAGGGAGTTTCGGCTGACCTAATCAAGGGTGGCTTGAACCTTGCTCGTGCTATTGAGTCAAACCCAGCTGAGGTATATGAGTCACTACAGACTTACCTAAAGGATCAGGGCTTGCTTGCTCATGAGGCACAGCAGGTTGCTCAGGACATGATGGAAGAAGAGTCTGGTGAAGACTTTGAGGACATGTTCGAGGGCGAGCACATCCCTAAGGCGCTTCAGCGAGAGATTGATGCGCTCAAGGCTAAGCAGTCTGAAGCTGATGATTACATTTATCAGCAGGAACTAGCTAAAG